ACATAGCGCCTGCGCCTCACTTGGTTACCGTGCCGCTGTATCTGGTGACATAGGAAATCTTATCATGGCTTCAGAGTATATCCGTAAAGATGACCGATATATTCCTGTCGGTGGCAAAGCCGACCTTGTGGATGGAAAGAAAATCAAGGCTGGCTGCTGGTATATTGTTGAAGGCGGAGAATGGGTGGAAGTTGATTACACAGATGGAATTTTCTCGCGTGTAGTCTCTACTCGTTCAGGCGTTAAAAAGGTAAAAACGGATAAAGGCGACGTGATGTTTGTTGTCACGGATGGAACCAACAGCGCCCACGGCAAGACCATCAAAGAGGCGCGTGACGATTTAGCATTCAAAGCCGCGAGCCGCGATGTTTCACAATTCAAGGGCATGAAGCTAACCGATAAAAAGACTCCCGCTGAGTGGGCTTTTGTCTACCGAGCAATCACAGGTGCATGTCAGTCGGGCACTCAGTCATTCATGGCCACAAAAGGTGAGCTGAAGGCCAAGTACACGCTTTCCGAGATTCTAGAGCAGACATCTGGGGCATTCGGGCACGGTAAATTCAAAGAGATTGTAATCGGAGCAAGCCAATGACCGACTATAAGCAGCACTTTTACTCACTGGCCTTGGCGTGCAATGCAGTGCGCCTGAGTCACGGGGAAGACCGCACCATCACGGCAGACAACAGCATCGTAGACCATCTGCTACAGAAGGTTGCCAAGTTTCACGGATACGACAGCTACCCGCAGATGTTCAAAGCCATGCAGGAGCTAGGCGCTGGTGTGTCACTGGCTGATTACATGGCCCGCCCTAGCAAGCACTTGCCTATCAATCAGGTCGAGCAGGTGGCGGCGTGTGAGCGGGTGGATAACTGGAAGGGGATGAATGCGAGATGAGGATGCTAGATATAATGCTTTGGGTTTTTATTGTATTCGCCATGTTCGGTTTGGATACCACAATCAAGTGGAATTACGACGGGCGAAATCACTCGCTAACACTATTCCAACACCAAGGAGAAAACCCATGATTAACCGTGACGATATTGAAGCTGGCGACAAGGTATACACGCGCGATGGCGGGTGCTTGGTGGCTAGGGAGGGCGGGCTTGCCCTTGGCACTCAATTTGTGCGTTACGCATGGAAGATTGATGGCTCTTATTTGTGCTACGCACCCCACCCCCTCGACATCATCCGCATTGAGAAAGCGCCTAAGCCTGTGGTGAGAGAGTTCGGCATTGGTATAAACTATAGCGACTCTTGCTATGTCCACGCGTGGCCTATGGAAACTGCTTGTTATGATATTGCAATCAAACTCACCATCATCAACGGTAAACTGGAGAAATCGGAGCAAGTGAAATGACACAGAAACCAGATAACCCGCAGGCGTTAGCAGATAAGGTTGCGCGGGTGAAGGAGTTGGATGCGAAGCGCACGCAGGGGGAGTGGCGTTCACGCGCAGATGTAGGTAGCCGCGCATCAATCATTCCGCTTGGTAGCTCCTATGAAATCGCACGGGTTAAGGTGTTGCTTCACAATGGCGACAACGCGATGGCGGATGCAGCCTTCATCGCCCACGCCCCCCAGATGGCCGCACTCATCACCCAGCTATGGGATGAGAACCAAAAGCAAAGCGAGGTGCTGGCACAAGCTAAGATAGACCTTGAGGCTATCGAGATATTGGCGCGTGTAGGCAATAATACAATGATTATCGAGAAAACGGCTAAATCCGCCATCGACAACGTGATGAAGGTAGGTGGGTGATGTGCGCTAACGAAACAACCAATAAAATTTGCATTTCTTGTGCGTTAAAACATGACCCGCTCGCACAGTGGCTTGTCTGGCTTTACGCGAATTTCCCAACAACCACTATTGCAGAAAGGTAGATGAGGGATGAGCGACGAACTGCACAATTTTACAATACCTCACGCACAGCGCAACGCTGAAAGGCTAGGCGCTGAATTGGCAAAGGCCGCTGTTGAAGTGCTGGTGAAGCATGGCATCAACGGATTTGTCGTGCAGCCGTTTAGTGAGCAAGGTTTTGATGTAAAACATCCTGACCCGCTGTTTTCACATCTTGAGTTTAATATCACCTGCACTGGCTGGGAACGTGAATTGAAGGAGTCCGTATGACACAAGAAACCGAGCGTGAGGCGCACACTAGAAGATATAAGATAGATTGGATTCGGGATAACTACACAGGCAACATGGAGATGTTTATCGACCCATGCGCCTTGTTCGACCGTATTGCGGAACTAGAAGATGAAGTTGAGGCTGCCCGCGCCCGTGTCGGCAAGGTGGAGGTGGAGGCGATATTACAAAAATTTGCAGCCGTTGCCGATAGAGAATATTGCAACGGGATTCACATGGCAACTTATGACGACGACACAAATGGTTGGGAGTATAGAGCCAAAAATGGCCAATATGGCGAAGCGGAACATAAAGCCCATGAAAAAATGAATAAACATTTTGGTGCACATTATAAAATTTATGAGGTCATCAACGAAATACGAGCCGCCCTATCCGCCCAAACAAAGCCCGTCGAGCCAACGGAATTTGAAATAGCCTTAAAAGCGCGTGAGATGGAAAAGGAATATAACGAGCAATTTGGGTCTGACGCTATTCGGCCTGATTTTATTGCTTCAGCTAAGTTGGCTTTGTCGGAATCCAGCGAGGCAAAGCCCGTCGTGGCAAACCAACAGGACGCATACAATACACCTACAGCATTGAATATGTCAAAGCCCGTCGAGGTGGGGGAGTTGGTGGAGGTTATAGCTGCGGCAAATAGGACAGTAACAAGAAACGGAATCCAACTAAGCGTTCCTCGTTCTTTGCTTTGTGCTATCGCAGCCCTCGACGCGCTAATAGCCATCGGCGCTGTGAGGGTGAAGTGATGTACCTAACAATCTGGCTTGCCCTATCCCTGCCACTCAGCCTTGTAGTCGGCTGGTTTATCCGTGGTCAGCGCGGGCAATTATCCAAGCAGACACATTCATAGGTGGCATTGCGATCTAAAACTTGCGCGCGGGTCGTGAACGTATCTTTTGCATGGTCGTGGATTGGCTTATAAATCGCGCAGTAGTCATTCGTCGGTGCGGGTGTATTTTGAGCGCACGCCGCCAGCATAATCGCCAGTAGGATTAGTGCTAACTTCTTGGCTTGCTGCTTTGGCTTTTTGGATGTTGGCAATCGTTGCATGAAGCCCCTCGCTGATTGCTTTTGCCTCACCTGCATCAAGAAGCTGCTTCCGGCCCAGATATTCCGAGAGGGAAGCAGCTAATTTGATGACAAGCTGGATGACTTGAAGCCACGCCACTATGCTTTTTCTTTGGTAAATACGCCAACAGCACCAGCGATTGCTAGGCCGAGGGTGGCGATTGCTTCGACTTGCTCAGGCTCGAGCGCGACGCCTGCAGCGGTGAGAATGGCAATCAGGCCGAGCCATGTCGTTTTTTCTTTGGCGCGGTCTAGGATAAATTTCAACATAAACACTCCCTTGTTGTGCTGCCAATATAGCACGGGATGGGTGCGTGCTCAATCGGCCATTTCAAAGTGCGGCAGTTCATAAAACTTGCTGCCCTTTTTGCCGTACCAATTCAGGCCAAGTTCTTGACCGACAGCGCCCATGATTTGCCAGTGCGGGTGCTTCTCATCCCAAACAGGCTTGCCTCCAACCAGCGGGCAACAATCGAATGCCTTTGATGCTGGGCGCTTGTTTATGGTGAAATTATGCGCTGACTGTCCGGCGCGTGCATTAGTGACTATTTTGCCAAGTGGACGCAGCACCGAGATGCCGACACTTGATTTCGTGGTGCGGCCCATTGCATAAAGCTGGTTTTGCTCCTCGCCCGATCGATAGGTGCAATAGATGAGCACATCGACGCCGCGCTCTTTGCAGCGTTCTATGAATGTCGGAACGCGTGCGGCTAGGTATGGGTGCAGGTGGCTAATTTCTCGGCTGGCCATAGTTTCGCCCTTTGATAATCCAATCCAGCTTCTCTTCGATGCGTGCAAGGCGTGTGTCCACATTCACCGAGCGTATATCTTCGATTTGGCGCTTCATGACAGCTATCTCGGCATTGGCCTGCCACGAGTATGCAAACACGCCTGACATGCCTATTGCAATCAAGCTGGCGATGACGCTTGCCCACCATTGCGTGATGACGATGGCTTTCTTATGATGCTGCTGCTGTGTATTCATCATCCCCTCTATGCCGTGCGAATGAAAAGGCCTAGCTCACCTGTCGAGCCTGCTGTCGGCATTGTCCGACCTGATACGTTGCGCCATGTGCCTGATGGCGAGGACAAGCCACGCGTTACGCTTGAACCAGTTCCCCATGTCATAATTGGAATTTCTAAATTTGACCCTGAAGTGGTCGCGCCATTCGCCAAATTACCTGATCCAACATAACAAAGCACAGCATAAGCGCCGACGCCGAGAGAATTGTTTGTATTGATTTTCGCAGTCGCCGCGCCTGTGGTTGGCGTGACGACAAGGCTTGCATCGGCAGCCGCTGTGCTTGTAACGCCGCCACCAGCAGCACCCTCAAGCACGAACTGTGTGCCATCATAGCGCACAGTGTAGAATGCACCGATGGTCAGGTCACCAGCCCCGAGTGCGACCAAAGCGCCACCCGATGCCTTGTAGATATTCTTTGCGCCCAAGCTGTTCACGTTCAATGTCGCCGCGCCCGTATTTGTCGCAGCCGCTTTGAAATGCACCGTCATGTTTGTGGTGTATGATGCAGGCACGGGGTCAAGCGTCACTGTCAGTGTATCGGTGCCGCTGGCATTGACCGTGTTAAAAGCGCCTTTTTGAATGTCAAAAGCGTTTGGCAGCGCAAACCCACCAGCAACCGCACCGTCGCCCACGCGCAGGCGGTCATTCGTGGTGTCGTAGATGATTTCACCCTCGGCAGGCGTCATCGCGTCGCATTGCGCCGCTGTCCCGCGCCTCCGCTTTACCTGTGTCGTTGCCATGTCTTCACCCTATAGCTTGTGCCTGTAGTGGCCACCTTACACCACAAATTCGTAATCTTCAAGAACGGTTGGCGAGTCGGCAACGCTTCCCCAGTCCTCAAGAACGACAGGCGAATCACCCACGAGGCCATAGTCAAGGCTTACCGTCACGCCACCCGATGAACCAGCCGATGCCGCCTCAATCGTCGTCCAGCCCGAGCGCACGCCGAGGTTGTTGCGCGCACGGATCCGCAGGTCATATTCCACGCCATTCGATGCTGTCACCACATCCGTAGAGGTCAGGCTGCCATCGACAAAAAAGCCAGGCAACCACGTCGATTCGGCGGTGAGTTTGAATTGCACCTCAAAATCGCCGTATTGCGAAACGAATGCATCAGGGTGTTCGTCCCATGCCAGTTGCAGCGTGTAAATCGAGTCGCCGCCTGATGTTTCAATGAATCGGCTGTTATAGCTGACGCCTGTGGGTGCTGATACCGTGAAAGGGTCTGTCAGCGTGGTATTTGGCGCAGGGTCATAATCAATCGCCTCGCCCGCGCTCCAATCAAAAATCGCCTCGGCAGTCTCGCGCATGCCCAGCTTCGTGATTAGAACCTCCTCGCTTGCATCAAACGCAAACGAAGTAACCTCAAAAGGCTTTTCATCCCAGCCGAACCGTTCAATGGTCACGCTCGCATTGTCGCCGCACTGCACTTGCAAGGCTTTCAGGCTGTAGTCGCTGCTGAATGCTATTTCTTGACGCCCACGGAATAGCTCGATTTTGGCGATGCGCTGTGCCGTTGTTGGTCGCGTGCAATAGGGAAGGTTCAATTCCTTGATGCTTTCGACGCCCAAATCTTGGTCGAGGAACGTGCTGTAGAATGCACTTGGGTAGTTGGTTTCTTGGTATAGCGTTGCTGGGCCATTGAATAACCCCTGCACGCGGTTGTAGCTTTCCGACATAGACAAGGCGTTTTTGATATTGGCACCAGTGCCGCGCATGTCTTCAATGGTCAGCTCAATGGCTGGTGCGCGCCATGCCCCTGCAAGCAACGTCCACTTGCCAGCCACATTGATTGCGCGTCCGGCCATGCAGGTCACTAGCGCCCCAAGGATATCACCAATCTCGTCGGCCGTGTCGATTTCGCCGCCGCCGTGATAGCGCGGCTCGCCGTTCTTGGTCACCGTGATTTCACCACTGCCTGCGCTGGTCAGGTTGATTTGCGTGCGGGCCATTGCGTTATCAAGCGAGGTCGCCAGCATAATCCTTGGCGTGTCTTTGATTTGATACGGAATGACGTAGTAATCGGTGACCGCTGACAATCCTGCAGGCAATGAACCCGTGCTTGATACCTGCACCCTGTCACCATATTGCAACGTCAGCACATCGCCGTTCAGCGTGATGATATCCGTCGAATCCGCCACCGATGCCACCGTGAAAGCCTCAGCCGTGACCGCCACCATCTCGTCGCAAATGCTGGCCTGCGCTGCCACATTGAGCAAATCCACGTCATCCGCGCGCGCCGAGAACCCATAAGGCTTGGTGATGAAGTCATACGCCTGCAGCGCAATGTTCGTCGTCCATACCTGTGCATCGGTGCGCGGGTCATAAATCGTTCCGCCCTCGACAATGGCCGTAATGTTTGGCACGCCGGATGGGTAAACGTCTTGGTTTCGGTTCAGCACGACATAGAGATAGCAAATGCCCTGCAAGCGGTGGTTTGTCGTCCATTCGGGGATATTTGCCACAGCATCAAGGTCAGCGGCTTGGTCTGGAGCGCCGAGGTGCTTCTTGATTTTCATATAGCCAGCATATCGCCCTTGGGTGATGTTGCCGTTCACATCGATCCAATCCTCGGGAATAGCATAGTCGCCAATCCATACCTCACGAATGGCGCGCGCCTCACCTTGGCACAGCATGATGATGAGATGCAGGTCTTTGTTGCTGTTGGTGCTGGTCATGTGCGCATAGCCACGCACCGCCCGCGAGGTTCCATAAAGTAGCGTGCGCGTCAGGTCTGGCTGCCTGACTGCTACGGTTCCTGGCTGTTGCGTGAATGCTTCCCCTGCGCTTGGCTTTTTTGGCTTTGGAGTCAGCGCATACGAAAGGCCGCCGAGAATGAGCGAACCGGCGAATGCTGACATGCTGAAAATGCTGGTCGCCGTGGCAACGAATAGGCTGCCGGATGTAATGCCTGATAAAACTGCGCCTGCGACTACTGTGGCCACGCTACACCCCCCAAATTCTAAGCGCGCGGCTCAATGGCACACGAATCAATCCACTTGGCACAAGCACAGCAATGCGCTGCCCCGTGTCGTCCACTAGCCCCGCCGATGGGTTGCCCATCATCACAAGTGCCACGTCGCCCCTGCGTGCTGTTTTGAATTTGTCCGTGCCATCACCAAGGCATGCGCTAATTATGCCGCTATAGCCCCCGTTCGCATTGAGCAGTGCAGTCGCCTCGGCCTCGGTTTCATAGGCTGGATAGTTGGCGCTAAAGTCTTGGCCCGTCATAGCAAGCACACCCTTTGCAGCAAACGTCAGGCAGTCATTGCTTCCCCAAGCGAAAGGCATCGTCCGGCGCTCAGTCAGGTATGCAGAAAGCAGCATCGGCCAGTTGTCAAATCGCGTCACCACACCACCTCCTTATCCTGTAGCTGGTTAATCAAATCCAACCCAAGGTCTAGCGGATAGTCGCGCTTTTGGTCTTCTGATGTATAGCGGCGAATCTTTGAACGGCGCGCGATAAGCATGGACGATTCAACTGATAAACGAATCAAGGCTGTCTCGCCATCGTCGCTCATCTCAATCACATCCATCAGGCCAGTGAAAATGCGATAGGGTTCGTCTATTAGGCCGCGCGGTGAGTCGCCTTCATTTATGCCGCCAAGCCACAAGCGAAACGGCCTGCCCCTGCTGCGTTCTGAAAGCGCCACGGATAGCAAGGTCGATGGAATGCCAGACAATGTGCAAACAATCCCCTGCGCCTCGAGGTTTTGGTTTTCTTGCACCGTCGAAATGCCGATGAGATTGCCCGCGCCGATGTAGCTATTGCCTTCCCACACCAAATCACCAAGCCCTGACCACATATAAAGCGTGCCGGAATCAAACTCTAGCTGTGCAAGCAGAATGGGCAAGGCATTGCGGCCTTCAAACTCAGTCGCCATGTTTGCGCTAATATCACGCATCTAGCACTTCCTCCGCTTGGAAGCTCATGAAATAGATCGGGCCTGGCGACACGCGCCACTCAAACGTGTTGCTCATCATCCTGAATATGCCCTTGGGGTTATTGACCACGACTGCGGCATTGTCGGCGGGTGCGCTGATAACGGCTGGCGAGAGCGTCAATGTTGCCTCACCGCTGCCGTTGCTATTCACGTCAACCGTCTGCATGTGCAGGCGTGTGCCAATTTGCACATAGTCGCCTGCCTTGAGAATGCCAGTGACGCCAGAAGTCCAGCCATCCGTGACGATGCTATTGCCGACTTGCCCAGCGCCTTTGATTAGCGGCGTGCCAGTTGCTACACCGCGCGGCGTTGGCGCTGATGGGTCGCCCATGTAAAAGCGCCCATAGCTGCCCTCTAGACGCACGCCGAACGCTTTCCATTCATTCGCAATGTCAGGGTCGCCCATTGGAGGCATGGTAAAATCCACCAGCCATTGCTCGCCTGGCCACCGAAATGCTTGGTCATGCAGCGTGTACGGACTGAAGGTGCGCGAAACCACGCGTTTGATTTTAAACACTACCTCGGCAATGTTCGCGCTCGTTGGCATGGTTAAAAGTGGTGGCGTGCTCATAGTGCGCCTCGTGTCTGTGCGTTAGAAACACGGCGCTCGATAACGCCTGGGCCAGCAAGCGCAACTAGTGAGCGTTCAAGCCGTGCAACTGCGCCTTGGTCTGCCCCTCTCGCGTCGATATTATACACGTTGCCCCCGCTGCCTGTGCCTGTGCTTTTTTGCATAGCATCAACCCCCTGCCGTGTCACCACCTGCTCGCCTTTGTGCAAGCGAGCTGTCATGTCATAAGGCACGTTTTTGATGCCGGTGGCGAATGAGAATGACGGGAGCGCATCAAACAAACTGCCGCCGATTTTGCTGAAAAGCCCGTCTGCCGCATCGCTTATAGGGTCGCCGACGAATTTATTGAACGCAATCTGCTGCAGCCGCTTTGATAGCGCACCAAGCACATCGCCCAAGTCCTCGGCACCAAGCACTGCATCGGCAAAGGCATCACGGAATGCGCCGCCAAGCTCATCGGCTAGTTGCTTCGATGCCTCCTGCTCTTTTTGCAAGCGGTCATAGGTGCGCACATTTTCTTGAATGGTTTCGATTTGCTTGAGCTGTTCGGGTGTCAGTTTCTCTTTGTACTGCCGCGCCATGTCCTCGATGGTAAACGTGACCTCTTTCAGCTTTTTGTCGAGTTCATTAAATGGCGCGGTGTAAACGTCGCGGCTGGTTTCGCGCTGCATTTTGTTCAAGGCTTCTTGCAGCTTTTCGGCGTTTGAAACGCTTTTGCTCGTCACGATGTCCTTGTTGCTGCCACGCACGTTCACTGGCATATTCGGGCCGAATTGCTCAGTGCCGAGCTTGCTGCCGATTTCACCAGTTGCACCTTGCGACCTGCCGAAAGCATAAGCACCAGCTAGCCCACCGCCAAGCCCTACCCCTGCACGGTTTGCCGCCAGCTTTTGCGCCTCACCCATGCGGTATAGCGCCAAATCGACGCGGCCAATCAAGTCATCGAACCAGATAAGGATTTCTGCAAAGCTGCCAGCCAGTGCGTTTGCAATGCTGTTGCTTGCTCGGGTGAGCGCATCGCCAAATTCATCGAGGCGGTTGATTTGCTCATTGGTCAAAGCATCGCCAGCTTGCGTCATCGTGTTGACGTATTCGCGCAGGTTGCCATTCGTGTCGGCAATCAGTGGCAGCAGGCTAGTGAAGCTGCGCCCGAAGATATCCATGCCGAGCCGTGTGCGCTCGCCAATGTCCTTGACCTCGGATAGCGCCTTGGCAATCTCAAAGAATTGCTCCTCGGGGCTTAGCTTTTGCAGCTTGGTGATGGATATCCCGAGCAGGTTGAAAGTATCGACCAGCCCCTTGTTTCCGCCCGTTGCAGCCTCGGCAATGGCGCGGTTCATTTTTGTCACGGACGCGGCAAACTGCTCGACGTTTGAGCCGCCCTGCTCGAGCTGTGATTTTAGCGCCGAAAGCGTCGATGCAGCAACGCCAGTTTCGAGGCTTAAGTCTTTCATCTTGCCAGCAGTGTCGATAATCTGCCGACCATAGTTGACGACAAGGCTGCCAGCAATGATGCCGACAAAGCGCCCAGCAGCCGTGCCGATGGACGAGAATGACTGCTCAATCTTCTTGTTTGCCTGACGCTGTTGCTTCTCGAATTTATCGAGGTTGCGCGCCATCCGCAGCAGCCCCTTGTCAAAGTCGGACGTGTTGGCGCTGATTACTGTTTTAATTTCTGCCTCAGCCATTGTTCGCCCTTTGCTGCATTGCCTGATATTTCTTCAATTGCGCCATGATAGCACGCTCGTCGATCCTTTTCACGGGTGTTTTTTTCTCAACCGAAAGAACCTCGCGCAATGGCGGCAGTTTAGTCGCTCTGGAGAATGCGGCCGTGTACCAAGCAACGCCCATTCGTGCGTCTGCCTCGGCGCGGTCTATGTCGTTTTTGGCTTCCACAGCTAGGCTCAAATGCCAAGGTGTCATGCGCCAGAAGTCATCCAAACGGATGCCACACGCAAAGGCCAGCTTCATGCCTTCACGAATTAGGTCTAGTTTTTTTTTGAATCGTCGGAGGGTTCGTTATCGGCAGGCAGCGGGTCATCCTTGCCGAAATAAGCCACCAGTAGCGCCTCGGTGACAATGGTGAGCGTCTTGGCAAAGGCAGGCAGCCCGTCAATTACTTGCTCAAGCGTCATGTCTGGGTGGTGCTTGGCGAGTCCGAGGTGAATCATCTTGGCATAGACCTCGGGCGACTGTTGCCAGATTGCATCTTTGTTGAGGGTATTACGCACAGCATCCGCACCAAG